TCTTAATAACCTACAAATGGCTATGAAGATCGCTTTGAACTCAGCGTATGGAGCCATGGGTAATGCATACTTTCGTTATTTCGATATTCGTATGGCTGAGGGTATTACTCTTTCAGGTCAGTTATCTATCCAGTGGATGGGTAACGAGTTTAATCGTTATCTGAATAAGATTTTGAAAACCGAGGGTAAAGACTTTATTATTGCCAGCGATACAGACTCGATCTATTTGTCACTGGAACAATTGGTTGAACACTTCGCTGGTGACAAAGATGTTGATGGTAAGATCAAATATATGGACAAGATTTGTGAAGAGATCTTCCAACCGTTTATCGACAACACTTATCAGAAACTTGCCGAGTACATGAATGCTTATTCCCAGAAGATGGTTATGAAGCGTGAAGTGCTGGCTGAAAAGGGTATTTGGGTAGCCAAAAAGAATTATGTTCTAAGCGTTCATAACTCTGAGGGTGTCCAGTACGCCAAACCTAAGTTGAAGGTTCTTGGTTTGGCTATGGTTAGATCTTCGACTCCATCGGTTATCCGCGATGAGTTTAAAAACACCATTCAGGTTATCTTGGATGGTAGTGAGAAGGTTGTCCAGAAGTACATTGTAAACTATAAGAAAACCTTTGTAGATTATCCTGTAGAGTCTATCGCGTTTCCGCGTGGGGTTTCTGGGTTGAAGCAATATGCTGGGTCTCCGATCTATGCACCAAAAACTCCGATTCACGTTCGCGCTGCTCTACTATATAATCACTACGTGAAGAAATTAGGGCTTGACAAGAAATATCCACTAATTCGTGAGGGTGATAAAATTAAATTCGTTTATCTGCGAACACCTAACCCATACCACGAAAATGTCATTGCGTTTATCTCTGAACTCCCTAAAGAGTTCAACCTAGATTCTTACATAGATTACGACACACAATTTGACAAAACGTTTGTAGAACCATTAAAGACAATTATTGAACCGTTGAACTGGCAAGCTGAGGAAGTATCCTCTCTTGAAGACTTCTTCGGATAAGATACAAGGAGAAAATTATGAAAGTATTAAAATTTTACGCCGACTGGTGCGCACCTTGCAAAATGATTTCAACTATCATTGACGGTGTGAAAGATAAGTTGCCTGTTCCTGTTGAAGAAATTAACATCGACGAGAACAACGATATCGCTAAGAAGTATGGTATTAGAGGAGTTCCTACCTTGGTTATGGTAGACGAATCTGGCGCCGAAGTCAAACGACAAGTTGGCATGGTTACTGAAAAAGGTCTTTTGGAATTCTTTGGAGCGTGATATGAGTTTATTGGATAAGTTGAAAAAGAATTCTACTATCAAGGATACTGCTATCCTTGCAGGTTCTAAGTTCTTTACTAAGAAAGATATGATCCCCACTTCAATCCCAGTTATCAACGTTGCGTTATCTGGTCGATTTGATGGTGGTCTAACGCCAGGGCTTACTATGTGGGCTGGCCCATCTAAGCATTTCAAGACTGCATTTAGCCTTTTGATGGCTAAAGCGTACCAAGACAAATACAAAGATTCTGTTGTGTTGTTTTATGATTCTGAGTTTGGTACTCCTCAGTCTTATTTTGATGCATTTGGTATCGACACTGACCGTGTACTTCACACTCCTATTACGGATATTGAACAGTTGAAGTTTGATGTTATGCAACAGTTGAATAATATTGAGCGTGGAGAACACGTCATCATTGTTATTGACTCTATTGGTAACTTAGCTTCTAAGAAAGAAGTTGAGGACGCATTGGAAGGTAAGTCCGCTGCTGACATGACTCGTGCTAAACAGCTAAAGTCTCTGTTCCGTATGGTCACTCCACACCTTACAATTAAAGACATCCCTATGGTAGTCGTGAACCACACATACATGGAAATTGGCATGTTCCCTAAAGCTATTGTTGGTGGCGGTACTGGTTCATATTACTCAGCCGATAACATTTACATTCTTGGGCGACAGCAAGAGAAGGATGGTTCTGAGGTTGTAGGGTATAACTTTATTATCAACGTTGAAAAGTCTCGACATGTTAAAGAAAAATCTAAAATCCCTGTTAGCGTATCTTTCGATGGTGGTATTAGCAAGTGGTCTGGTTTACTTGACCTTGCTCTTGAGTCCGGACATGTTATTAAACCAAGTAATGGTTGGTACAGCAAGGTAAACAAGGAAACTGGAGAAATCGAAGACAAGAAATATCGTATCAAAGATACAGATACAAAAGATTTCTGGATGCCAGTTTTACAACAAAAATCATTCTATGAGTTTGTGAAAGACAAATATTCTATTGGAACTATTGATATGGTTCAAGATGAAGATATTGACAAAGAACTCGCAGAGTTGGATCACGAAGAATGATTAAACAATACGAACTCTTAGATGAAGATTGCGATGGAAACCAACTAATAAAGTTGCTTTCCAATGAATATTCGGGTATAATTTATACTTACGGTAGAGTTCGATTGCTTGAAGAGGATGACCAACTGCGCGTTCAATTTGAATATGACGTTCATGAGAACCCAGTTGGTGTTCTAGACCCCGCAAAGTTTAGAAATCATATTGGCGACATTCTAATCGACCTACTTGAAGAAAACCTTTTGAAGAATAATATAGTATATACTGGCGGAACTGATGAGAATCGAACAACAAATTCTGACTAACCTAATTCACGATGAACACTACTGCCGCAAAGTTATCCCATTTCTAAAACGCGAATACTTTGGTGATCGAAAAGAGTCTGTTATTGTTCAGCAGATTATCGAATTCTTTAACAAGTACAACAAATCCCTTACTCCAGAAATCCTGGCGATTGAAGTGTCAAACGCTAAAGGCGTCACAGATAAAGAAGTTAGTGATTGTGGCGAGTATATTAAAACCTTAGTCAAATCGCCAATCAATGAAGACTGGTTGGTAGAGAATACCGAAAAGTTTTGTAAGGATCGCGCAGTCTATCTGGCGATTATGTCATCAATCAAAATCTTTGAGGGTAAAGACCCTCAACATTCACAAGATGCTATTCCTCATTTGTTATCTGATGCTCTTGCCGTGTCTTTTGATAGTCACGTTGGTCACGACTACTTGGACGACTTCGCCGAACGTTATGAGTTCTACCATCGCGTCGAGGAGAAGATTCCTTTTGACCTTGACATGTTTAACAAAATCACCAAAGGTGGATTGTCAAGAAAAACTCTGAACATCGCTTTGGCTGGTACTGGTGTTGGTAAGTCTCTGTTCATGTGTCACGTGGCAGCTGCTGCCCTCCGCGCAGGTAATAACGCATTGTATATTACTATGGAAATGGCAGAAGAACGTATCGCTGAGCGTATTGACGCGAACCTTTTGAACTTGACTATGGACGAGTTGAAGGTTGTAGACAAAGATATTTTTGAATCTCGTATTGACAAGATTAAGAAAAAGACCCAAGGTAAGTTGATCGTTAAAGAATACCCCACTGCTTCCGCACACGCTGGACACTTCCGCGCACTTCTGGAAGAACTTAAACTGAAACGCGAATTTGTTCCAGATATCGTCTTTATAGATTATCTAAATATTTGTTCCTCTCAGAGGATGAAAGCTGGAGCAAATGTTAACTCATATACGTTTGTAAAGGCTATTGCGGAAGAGCTTCGTGGTTTAGCAGTTGAGTATAATGTGCCAATTGTTTCAGCGACACAAACTACTCGTTCTGGTTATGCTAACTCAGACCCAGGACTTGAGGATACTTCTGAATCGTTTGGTTTGCCTGCCACCGCTGACTTTATGTTTGCGTTGGTGTCGAGTGAAGAACTGGAAAACCTGAATCAGATTATTGTCAAACAATTGAAGAACCGTTATAATGACCCAAACTATTTCAAGAGATTTGTGGTTGGTATTGATCGTAGTAAAATGAAATTATATGATGTTGAAGCATCTGCGCAAGAAGGATTGGCTGACGCTGGTAACGTAAAAGATGATAAGCCTCTTTTCGATAAGAGTGACTTTGGTAATCGTATGAAGCAGTCAGGCGATTTTAGCGGATTTAAGTTTTAAGGAGAAACGAAATGAGTATTGATGCTGGTAGAAATGTGAAAGTTGTAGTATTGGAAGCACCAGAGGTGGTTCCACGCCCAGATCTAGTTGGTACATGGTTGGATAACCGTCACTATCACACGTTGGTTCAGTCTGATATGGACTTGTACCTTCCACCAAAATGTTCAACTGATCTTTCTGACCCAAACTGCGACAAGGCTTGCGGTACTTGCAAGAGCGCATTGGATGAACGTAATATCGTTTTCAAATTCCGTAAGAACTACTTTACGAAAGAGATGAGCGACTCTGCTTACGAAGGTCTTCGTGATGCAGCTACTGAAACGCAGAACCGTGGTACTGCTGCTGGTCCACGTGGTGAAAAGCTACAAGGTCGCGATTGGGTCACTGCTTATCAATGGGATATTATTGAAGCATTCCAAAAAGGCGCAGGTAATTTGCTTGGCGAAGATCCTATCGAATCAATCCAAGCTAAATATGCAGAAAACCGAGATCAAGCATCTAATCGTGCTCAAGTATGGCTTCGAGATTCTGTTGATGAGTTTGGTTTTCAATTCGATGATTGGGTTGAAACTACTCGCCGCAAGCCTGCGGCAGAAGCATCTGATGATGCTAAGTGGGTTGAAGAAAGCCTAATCTCAAAGACAACTTATGCTAATCCTGTAAACTCTGGTATTGCTGGTTGGTACGACCGTTATCCACGTATCCCTTATGGTCGTGCTACTTCTTATACAGAAAAGTATTTCGATAAGTTTAAGAAGTCTTATCCTTACCTGCAACACTTGGCTAAAGCGTTTGAAGAGCTTCTACCATGGCGTTATGGTAATCAAAAACGTGCTTCTGATAAAGTTGATCCACGCTTCTTGGTGCCAAATACTCCATTCTCTACAATCACTGTTAACCGTAATTTTAGAACGGCGGCACACTATGACCCTGCAAACATGGACGACGGGTTCGCGAATATTTGTGTATTCTCTAACTCAGATAATTATTCTGGCGCATATCTTGTTTTCCCAGAAATTGGGTATGCTGTTAACATCAGACCAGGAGATCTTCTTTTTGTTAACAACATGGCTGGTCTCCATGGTAATACTGAATTGGTGCTTGATGACCCCAACGCCGAAAGAATCAGTATTATCGCTTTCTTCCACGAAGGAATGTTGACCCTTGGCACTAAAGAGTACGAAGACGCTCGTCGTAAGTATGTTGACTATTGTAAAACAGATGTAAATAACCCACACTATCGTCCACGTTTTAATGGTGTTTATCCAGGAATGTGGGAAAGTAAAGAGTGGTATGAATTCTGTAAAAAAGAAGTCGGCGAGGTTGAAACCTTGAAGATGCACCCTGAATCTAACGCATCTTCTCTAGATGAGTTCTTTGCCTGATGTGCGCCGTAATTGGTTCTATCTTAAGAAGTCCTTCTCGTAAGGACTTCGACGCTCTAACTCGCGTGTTCATCGAATCTAAAATTCGAGGAATGCACGCTACTGGTCTTGCTTATATTAAGAACGGCGACGTTCACATTATTAAGAAGTCCGTACCAGCTGATGAGTTCCCGTTTGACTTTCCTTCCTATTTAAACGAAGATGGGAATCTCTACCTAATTGGACATTGTAGATATTCAACTTCTGACCTTGAGTATAATCAACCAATTGGTAACGAGAGCCACGCTATTGTTCATAACGGTGTTATCACACAAGAGCTTCCAGAAAACTGGGAGAAGAAGTACGGATATAAAACTGTAACCAAGAATGATAGTGAATTGGTGCAACATTCTAATGATCCATTATCTGAGTTCAGCCATATGTCAATGGCTGTTTGCGAGATAACTGCGTGTACAAAAGAACTTACAATATATCGTAATGGTAAGCGCCCATTATATTTGACTTCCATGGCGAATGGCGCTATAATTACTTCTACGGTTGATATTGCTAATCGTGCAGGTTTATATCTTCCAAATATGGAAGTTCCAATGAACACGTATATCACATTTGATTCTAATTTAACTATGAAATTGGATGCTGTTAAAATAAAAGACAGCGTTGATTATCAAAACTATGAAAATTCTCGTAATTGACAATTTGTACCAACCAAATAAAGCTGGCACTTTGGCTAATGGCGCGCAGAAGTTTACTCGCAACCAAATGACTTTATTGTCAGAGGTTGCGAAGACATATTATATCACAGCTAAAGGCAGCGATAAGCAATACGAAAATCAATTCATTCTAGATAACTTCTTTGACCTTTCTTTAGAAGAAAAAACCGATAAGGTTAAACAAACAAAGAAGGTTGCCGAAGAGATCTTAAAGATTATTAAGCAAGTACAACCAGACGTTGTACTTGATTCTTCTTGTAAGCATATGAGTTCTATTTGGGATCAATATCCCACTGGAATTATTTTTGAACATTACCATAAGTCATCTGCTCCACTTGGTCCAGATACTCCTGAAAAGTTCTCAAAGAAGAAAGCATATTGGGTTGGTGTATCTAAGTGGCAAGCTAAACACTTCAATAACTATTTCGATGACACTATCTCTATTCATTACATTGATGAGATTCCAGCTGAGATTAAACGTGCTGAAAGATATGGAATCTTTGTTGGACGATGGGACGGTGGTAAATCCCCACACGTTGCCCTAAAGAACTATATCAAATCAGGCGCTGGGCTTCCAGTCAAATGTTTTATTAAGTTTGGCGGACAAGAAATACCCGCTAAAGAACTAGAGAATCTTCAAAAAGAACCTCTGTTGACTTTTCATATTGATGCCCCGCGCCAAGAAATTCTAGAGGCTATGTCTAAAGCTATGTTCGGTTTGGGTATGGGTAATGAATCAACTGGTATTGTTTGCCTCGAATATGCTACATTTGGCGTACCTTATATCGTCCCAGGAAATAAGGTTGTGGCTGAAATGGAACACATCCCACCTGAAGCATTGTATCTGTGCGATAGAAGTTTGGATATGCCGATACCAGAACAGTACAATAAACACGTTTATACCACTCGCACTTGGTCTATGGGCGATCGTGAGTGGTTGTCAAAGAAAGTTCTTGATACATATAACAAAGAACATTTTATTAAAGAGCACTTGCGAATCATTAAGCAAGCTCAAGAGAAATATCCAAAGGGGTTTATGAATGACTTATGATGTTAAAAAGTGGACATATGGTGTTGAGTTGGAATATGGAAACTGCGACCGTAGAATTAAAGATTTACCTGACGGCGCCACTTGGAACTCTCTAGATAATACTTGTGTATCTTCTACAGGTATCGCTAACGACCCTCAGGGTAAACTTTACAGCTTTGGTGGAGAAATTAACACTAGACCAACGACCACGGCAGATGAACAGGTTGAACATATCGCGAAAATCAATAAGTTCCTTCGTGATAATGGCCCAGCGCCGATCGTAAACTATCGTTCAAATCTTCATATTCATATTCGAGTCCCAGGTCTAAATAAAGACCTGAAGGCTCTTAAGAAGTTGCTGACTTATGTTCATACGTTTCAAGAGCAAGCGTTCTCTATTGTTGAGAACATTCCAGTCCCCGACCGAAATGCTCTACCACCTCTTGAATACGTATGGCATAAGAAGCGTTATGATCGTCGCCTAACTTCACACCAGCATAAGCTACCGTTCAAGCGCGTTGAAGCTATGATGGCTGCTACAACTCCAACTGAGTTTTGGCATGAACATGCTCATAAAGACGCTAAGGGTAATCCTGCTTGGTTTCAATGCCCACGCGCAGGTATTAACTTACGCCAGTTATTCGAAGAAACTAACACCATTGAGTTCCGTCATTTCCCAGGGACTTTAAAAGCTGGTGAGATGCGCTCAGCTATTAACTGGTGTCGCGACTTCCTGGACTTAGCATTAAATCATGACGATGTGCCACCTGTGATGTTACTTGATAACAATAAATACACATTCCCGCAATTTGAACCATATGAGTTTGAAACTGAACAGGTTTATCAATACACCAACTTTGATAAGAACTCGCGCAAGGTTGTTAAGGATCGTTTAGATGCTCTGCGTCAACGTGTAGCCATTGATGATATGGCAACTTCTTCTAAAGAAGTATATGCTGTAATTCAAGAGTTTGAAGCCGATGATAACAAAGAAGAAAGTTTCTTCGAATGAAAGTCTTATTTGTTTGTCACGGTAACGTGAATCGTTCTGCCGCCGCTGAGATTATTGCTAAGCAAGATTACCCAAACCTTGATGTTAAATCGTGTGGATTAAAAACCACAAACGGTAAAATCACAGCTAAGAAAATGAGGGAGAGATTGACCGAAGCTGGTTATCCAACCGAGGGTATTCGATCAACCGTCATTGATCAAACCTTAGTTAACTGGGCTGATAAGATTTTCTACATGGATGATGCCAACGAGAAGCGATTTATTGAGCAGTTTGGAGAAATGGAGAAAGCCTCTAAACTTGGCAACTACGCTGGCGTGCGTAAA